GTGTATAACTTGGCGTCGCGCCGTGCATGATCAAGATGTCATCGCGGATGTTTTGGTTGCGTTTCTCTATGTTGAGCACGCGAGTGAAGCTATTGGTAATTGCGGCAGTATAGTAAGCAAATGGATTAGGAGTTTCTGAACGGCTCTCGTCGAACTGTAATCCAATCTGGCTGAGCTGTAACAGGGCTTGGCTCTTCATCTCGTCAATGTATGTGTAACCGCGCCAGTTGCCGCGATGTCCATAACGTTCTACCAACTTCATGAACATCATGGCCAGCTTGTTGGTCATCTTGCCGTGTGTGACCGAGAAGTGCCCGTTCTCAAGACCACCCTGCCAGTGGCTCTTGCCCACGCACACAAATTCACCTTCCTTAAAGATGTAATGTTGATATGGTGGAAAGTTACATTTGAGATGACGTTCTGCTTCGGTTTTGGCTTTGGCTAGTTTTTCTTCATTGATAGGTATGTGATCAAATGTCATCACTCGTACCACAATATCTTCTAATAGCACATCATCTAATGTGATGCTGATAACTGGATTGCGCACGCCTGCAGCAATCTGCGCCTTTTTATTTGCTGCGATGCTCTGGTCCATCTTCTTAGTGCGTGCATCTGATAATCGTTCAGCTGTTACTTTGCTAAGATCGTTGGTGATGATGTCGTAATTTGCGTATTTTGTTTCAATGTATTCACAATATGTGCCCTTGCTGCGATGTATCTCTTCTAATAGATCTTTGTTGGTAAGGTATTTGATCTTAGGTACTACAGCCATTTTTTGTGTTGCCTCGTTATTGTGTGCATGGATTGACCATGCAGTTGTAAAGTTGTGGATATATACCAGCTAAGTCAAATTGATATACAAAATCATTGACGAATTTACCACCATAAATAGTTTGGAAACATTTGGGATATTTATGGCTGACGACTTTAGAGCACCGCCTTCGTTTAGCAATGACAGTGACGCTAACGGTCGTCGAGTTCGGTTGCGTCCAAAACCATTAGCTGCTGCACAGATATATGGTGGTAATGGTCTGCTCACACCATTGAGATCAACGAACGGTGTTGTGTGGCCCTATCAACCTACCATAACATATGACCAACCAGTTGAATATGCAGCCATTGACATGGTTCATGTTAATCAAGAGATATTAGCATATACCAAGACTCCTGCCCTCAAATTAGCTGTCAGCGGACAGTTCTCTGTACAGAATCAGCAGGAAGGTATCTATGCGTTAGCTGCGATACACTTCATGCGCACAGTTACCAAGATGTATTTTGGGACTGGTGCTAATCTTGGTACACCGCCGCCTGTGCTGTTGTTTGATGCTTATGGTCAATACATGTTCAACCAATTGCCCGTCATTGTTACCAATTATACCATTGAGTTACCAGCCGATGTAGATTATGTGCCGATAAATCTCGCTGATTTACAAACCTATACTACTTTACAGGCTCAGTCAAATACTCTGGGATTAAGCAGGATAGAAACGACGCCGCAAATACAAGGATTTAATAACGCAAGGAATGCAGCGGCTATTGCTAGCCAACTGTTCAATACCAGTTTAGCAAGTTCGTCTGGGTATGTTTGGTTACCAGCGGTATTCACACTTGGAGTTAGCATAACTGTACAAAACACAGCATATAGGTTAAGACAGTTCAATCTAGATGAATTTAGGACAGGTGCTCTCATGAAACAGGGTAAGTGGATATGACACAGGTCACCTACGATAAACATAGTCCATATTTTCAAACCAATCAGGTTACCAATTATGTGCAGTATCTTGGTTATTGGAGCGGACAATACATCAGTCCACAAAGCACTGATAGCTTGTATGAGATACCAAATGCTTACAAGAATAGACCAGATTTGCTCAGTTACGAGCTTTATCAAACCAGCATGCTATGGTGGGTTTTTGCGCTGCGCAACCCGAACCAATTGATAGATCCTGTGTGGGATTTTATACCTGGGTTGACCATTTATGTTCCGTCTAAGGACAGCCTGATAAGGATATCGTGATGGCTGATACCTATGTGGTTAATGGTGTCCCTGTATCTAAAGAAAAATATGCTCAGATTCAAGCTCAGCTTGCAGCTGAGGATGCACAATCTGCTAAAGATACCATTGCCGCCAGAAAAGCGTTCCTTGGTGAAGACAACCTCGGTGGTATAGCACCAAATAATCCAACGGTACTTGATAGCAATCCTGCGATAACGCCTGCTGCTCCAACAAAATCTCCGGAGCAGTCTCAGTTTAATGGTCCTGCTGCAAACAACGTACCATCTGCACTGTCGCAAAACTCTCAGACATATCCAACTCCTGCTAACAGCAGCTTTGATGCTAGATTGAGCAGCCTTGGATTAAGCTGGAATCCGCAGCCTAATCCTCTGAATGTCTATGCCAATTATACCTACCACATACGTTGGTTCATGACCAGCGAAGCAGAAGCATATAACAATGTGAATCCTACAAATCCAAACAGCAACAACATGGCCAAGACTGTAATAGTCGAAAGTGGGGTAACTGCTGGATTTAACATAGTAGAACTGAAAAGCACTGCGTATGCTAGTGCCAATACCTCTCGCAGGAATATGTGGAGCAGTGTTGAGTTTGACATGGTGATATCAGAGCCTCTGGGCTTAAATCTCATGGATAAGATCTACTTTAGCAGCAAGCAAATAGGTGTCATAAACCATGCTAGGTGTCCTTATTTCTTGGAAATATGGTTCAACGGATATGATGAGGACGGAAACATAATTGCACCCGGACTCTTCTACCAAATGTATAGAGTAAAGATACAAAAGATGGATGTAAGTGCCACGCAGGTAGGTAGCACCTATAACATACATCTTTATGTAGATAACGTGTACGGAGAGATGAACCAAAGTGCTATACCGCAAGCAGGGTTTAACGTCAAAGCTACTACGCTAGGCCAATTCTTTGATGGATACATCGCTGCTCTGAACAAACAGCAGAGCGATCTTAATAACGACAGCGTGCAGCAGATACACTATAAGATCGTATATCCAGATATATGGAAGAACTGGAACCTACGCCCGGCTGATACCGACAAGCATGTTTCTCGTAGTGGGGAGATGAGCATTCAATCCAGCGAACTTCGTGATCGTACCGTGCTTACTGTTAACAGAGGTCAAGCTATAGAAAACGTGGTTAATTTTGCAGTATATCTCTGCAAGGATGCACAGGATTGGATCACCGGTGCCAACGGTGCAGGCGGCGGCGGTGCTACATTAACCGAGGAAGCGATAATCGGGTATGTCAGTGTATATCCTATGAGCAAGATCATAGGATTTGATCCAGTTACCAGAGACTATATCTATGAGATAACCTATGTGCTTTCTCGTACTGAAAGTGCTAGAGCATACACTGATATGCAAGCCGTAACACTTGCACAGCAGCCTACAACACAGATCAACAAACTCAAATACATGATCCAGAACAATCGTTTGGTAAAGAGATACGATTATATCTGGACGGGATTAAACACCGAAGTGGTTAGTTTTGATATCAAGATGGACCTCACTTGGGCAATAAATCTACCCACTTGGAATCAAGGTAACAGCTACTTCCAATATGCTACGCCTGCCTTGGTTAATCAAAATAGCCAAGATAATCTGAGACAACGAGGGTTGCAAACAAAAGATCAAACCCCACCAGATGCTAATCAAGCAGCAACCTTGGATAGACAGTTAGGTGCAGACGGAGCTGCTAATAGCAGCAACGCCGTTGGACAACCTGCCGGACCAGCACCTAGCGCACTGCAACAGATACAGTCTGGTAATCCTCCGACGAATCCAGCTGCAGCAACCAATCCGCCAACTAGCAGCGCAGCAAGCACTGCTAATGATAGAGTGATTCTATTCAATCAAAGTTCTGGGCAATTAGCTTTATCTGCTGCACAATCTAAGATACCTGGTGCGCAGCAATATGCAGCTACAGCCAATAACTATCTGTCTAACAGAGCAGCAACACTTTCTACTACTTACATAGAAGATACCAAAAATAATGCTGCATTATTTTCTCAACCACCATTGCCGGTAGTTGGTATGTACGACACTACTCCTACCGCTCAAAATGCCACGCAGAATACTGATCAATCAAAAACTACAAATATCAGAGATCCGCAGGCTTTTGCACCCGGTGTTGGTTTTGTCGGTGCAGTATTAGGTAATGTGTTTGGAGATCAAAAACCATTCCAGGATATAGAAATAACCATCCGAGGTGATCCGTGGTGGATGCCTGTGAGTAATATGACACAGGATACACAGATCATGACTTACGTAAATAATGCTGGCGCAGGCAATGCATCTAGCACACAGCAATTTGCTGATTATCTTGGCGGCGACAACAGTTTCCTGTTACAATTCAAGACTGGTATCGTTATAGATGAGGATACTGGTCTTGCCAAGGATGATTCAAACGGCGGCGCTGACTTTTTCACCGGTATATATCTGGTCAGGAAGACAACCAATCTTTTCAGCCACGGTAAGTTTACACAGATACTAGAAGCTAACAAAGACATCCTAGCACAGAATCCGATCAACTATAGCACAGCTAATAACAATCGAGATAGACAGAATTAAATATGAAAGGATTAGATCAAGCACATGGCTGTTTTAACTAGGAGCATTGTTAGTTCAGCTGCATACGACCTGTCACCAGACGGTCGATCAACTCAGCTTGACAAGATATATCTGGGATTTGTGAAATCTGTAAACGATCAACAGCGCATGGGTCGAATTAAAGTATGGATTCCAGAAGTTAGTGGTGATCCTCTAGATGAAAACCAATGGTTTACATGTAGCTATGCCAGCCCATTTGCAGGTGCAACTAATGTTTATGAGAACACTAATGCTCCCGGTTGGACTAACACTCAAACAAGTTATGGTTTTTGGTTTGTCCCGCCCGATCTTGAAAACGAAGTATTATGCTGCTTCATCAATGGTGATCCCGGAAGAGGTATATGGTTTGGTTGTTTATACCAACAGAACATGAACCATATGGTACCGGGTATACCAGGCGATGGCGGAAGCAGTGGTTTACCAGTAGCAGAATATAACAAGTTGCAAAGTAATGTTGTTGTTAATTCGCAAACGGCTCCTATATATTCACCTCTAGCTGATGCAATAAAAACACAGGGGCTAGACAAAGATAGCAGCCGCGGCATTACTGATTCTGGTGCCCGGCGCGATGACCCTATTAATCTAGTTTATGGTATACTAAGTCCGGGCGGTAGCCAATTTGTAATGGACGACAACGACGTACAAAAATACATAAGACTTCGTACACAGCAAGGAGCTCAGGTGTTAATTAACGACACCGAAGGTTTCATATACATGATATCCAGAGATGGCAACAGCTGGGCTGAGCTAGGTGTAGATGGTACAATTAGCATTTACGGCCAACAAAACATAAATCTACGCAGCCAGGGCACTTTAAATCTGCATGCTGACTTAGATGTTAACATTGAAGCGGGACGCAGCATATTCATGCGCGCCAGAGGAGAAGTTAGCAGTGTCTTAATCAATGCTACACCTACTTCAAATCCTAACAGCGGACAAATCATCAAGGCCTACACAAGCAGCAATGCCCAAGTACCAGTGATAAATCTAAGCGATACTTCTGTAACCATAACAGCTTCGACCAACGGTATAACCGGAACCTTTGTGCAAGGCATGGATATCACGGGCATACCATGGAGTAATCCAACAACTACCAATTCTCCATCTAACAACAATACTGCTACCAGCAATACTCCTGGTAGCGGAGCTCCGGTAGTTGTTGTCGGTGATGCAGCAGCAGGCGGTGTAGGGCCGACACTTGTTCAAAGCAATACTGGTACATTAACTAATCTTAGCCAAACGGCCAACTCTGCAGATGTATTAAAAACCGTGCAAAGTGATCCTAGCCTGCAGAATGCGAGAAATGCTGTAGTTTCAGTAGGTGGAAACGATTTTAACGACGGACAAAACAATCCTGGTCAAACTAC